GTTTGCAAATGCTTTCTCCTTTTCTTCGAGTAGTGCAAGCGTAGCTTGCAGGATGCGAGTCTCAACACCCAGGTGAGTGGTGAGTTCACGCGCTTGTCCATACTTGCGCTCAAGGCACAAGCCATGGATTGCTCGGGCCATCCGCTCGATCTCGATGAGCGGCATGGCGTAATCTGTAACGGTAGCGATGTTCATCCCTTTGCCAATCCATAACGTCGGTGAGCACCGCCGTCTGCAGCCAGGGGAATCCCCGGCATGTAGCTCGGCTGCACGGTCATGCAGGCCAGAAGGTACTCTTTGGCCTCATCTGCTTCACTCTCTGGCGCGATACACAACGCTTCGTCGTGCACGGTTCCACAGACCGGATACCGCTTTCCTATTCGCAGCATCCCGTCAGTCATCACACAACGCGCCGTGCCCTGCACCACGTTGTTCGTGACCTTGCCCGCGTAGAGCTTGCTTCGCTTGCCGTCCTTGCCGTCAGCGTAGCTCCACTGGACTCGGCCCTTCTCGTCTTGGTCAGGGCGGAGATCAGGATACCGCACACACATGCCGCTTGGCAAGACGATCTCACCCTTGCGGAAGGTCAGGCACTTGTGCGTGTACTCCTTGCCCTTGAACAGGCTGTGCTCGATAAGCTGGCCCATCAGTTCCCAGAACGCCACCACCGGGGCCGAGGCCGTGCGGTACTTGTCGATGATGGCCTTGGCTGCGAGGCAGTGGATGGCAAGCTCAAGGTCGGTGCAGGTGTGGGGGATCTCCTCCATCTTCTTGATGTTCTCGTCCCATGACAGGAACTTCTGCACATCCATACCCGTCACGCCAAGCTGCTTGGCCTCTTCCCTTGAGTAGCGCTTGGGTGGCGCTCCCAGAAAGCCAGTAAGCAACTGGGCTGCGAACGAGGCCCAACCGAGCATGTATCCTGCACCTAGCAAAGCACTTTTTGCACTTTGTCTGTGCGTGGGGTGCGATTCTTTCGTCATATTCGGTATGTTAAACATCTGTGAGCCGAACTGCGCGTAGGGATCACCACCAGCGCGGAAGATGTCGAGCAGGGCGTCGTAGTCCGCCAGCCACGCCAGCACACGCGGCTCGATCTGCGAGAGGTCACCGACCACGATGACGTGCCCCTCGGGTGCCATGATGGCCTTGCGCAGGAAGGACCCACGCTTGAGGTTCTGCATGTTGATCGCGCTGCCCTTGGCTGCAGTCCACCGGCCTGTGGCGGCACCGTAGTAAGACAAAGGAACCGGGAGTGAACCGCGATCTGCAATATCTAAGAAGCGCTGCGCACGTGTGCGTTCGCTGGTGCTCTTGACCTTCAGTCGCGCCTCGCATAGAAGCGCCACGTCCTCGTTCTCGTGATTGAGTAGCGCCTGAAACAGTGCGTCATTCTTGGCGAGAGCAAGGGTTTGCTCTCCAGTTGTCTTACTAATCTTCGTAGGGGGCTCGACTCCCAAAGCTTTGAGTGCCTGCGCAAATTGCGGGTTTGAAGCAAGCGTAGCATCAACCATGCCGAGCTTTGCGAGAAGACCTTCACGCGCAGTCCTTTCCTCTTCAATCGCATGCGCCAGCATCTCCTTGTCAAGCTGCAGCAGCGGGCGGGTGTACATCTTGAGCGTCATGTCGATGAGCTTCAACTCCTTGGTGGGGTAGCCCTCGATCAAGCGCAGGAAGATCTGCTCACACAGGTACGTGTCGTGCCTGCAGTAGTCAGCAAGCTCTTGCTCAACGTGAAACGGAATGGAGTCGAGGAGTCCGTCAGTGCTGTGCACCGCCTTGCCCTTGGGAGGAAGCTCGAACGCCTCAGCCAGCGTAGCCAGACTGTTACCCACCTCCACGCCACGCAGGGCGCGGCCCATGCTGAGCGTGTCGAAGATGAACGCGGGCTGGATGCCGTAGACCCACGAGAGTATGGTCACGTCGAACTGGGCATTATGGGCAAGCACAGCGGTGCGGGACCAGTCGATGCTGGCTGCCCAGCGCCTGATGCGGTCGCTCCTCACCCACACGGGGATCTCATCGGTGCCCACTTCCTTGTAGCACAGGCCCCAGGCTTTGAACCTGGGGTCACGCACGTACTCTTCAGTGGTCATCTTGCTGAGCGTGTACTCTGCCCGAGACCATGCAGTCTCGAAGTCAAGCACGATGATCTTGTCGTAAGGTTTCAATGCGTTTCTCCTTTGCGTTGCAGGTCGTTGGCGACCATGTTGGTGATGAACATATCCGCAGCTTGCGTGAGCATGTGCCCCGTCTCATCGAGCGAGGCGTTGACGCCCAGGATCTTAAGCGTGTCCTCGTTCTCTACCAACAGGAACACGCCGTGGTTCTTGGAGTTCAAGAAGCAGCTACCCACCATAAGAACGGCACGCACGAAGGGGTCCGACTCATCTGCAGGGAGCGCAGCGATGCGCTCCATCATTGCTACCATCTCGATGCGTTGCTTTAAGCTGTCGGTGTCTACTGTGTCCATGCTTGCCTTTCTGCGAACCACTCTTCCAGCAGTTCAGTTGTATCTTCTCTGATCACCATCGCGGACCCACCGGCACGGTGGATGTCTGCCATCTCACGCTCTTGTAGAGCAGTGGGCTTATTGAATCCGGCCTTGCATTCTACACCGAGGAACATGCCTCTGTAGCACACGATGATGTCTGGTATTCCTGCTCTACCGTAGCCATTCTGTGCAGGGAAGAAGTGGTAGGCTTTGTACTTCTTGATGATGTCAACGCACTTGGCTTTGACTTTATTTTCCGGGGTTGCCATCGTTGAATTCCTCCACTTCAATGAGTTTCTGGATGTAGTGTGCCGCCTTCTTCAGGTCTTGCACGCCGCCCTTTGAGCGCCAGCGGGATAGGTACTTGACCGCGTTGCCGTCTAGATACCCTAGCTGCCAGTCGAGGATGACATCCCAGGTCTCAAACTTGTGCTTCTTGTAATGGTCGCCCCCGACCATGTAGTTGTTTGCCGCTGCTGTGTTCAGCGCAGGTCTATCACGTGCAGGTAATCCTCCCGGGAGACCGGTGAGTTCTGCTTGTCGCATGATGTCCATTTGTTTGCTTTCGGGTTGTGGTTGTTAGTGAGGGGGAGACACAGATTCCCAGCCCCCTCGGTTCTGGGTTTCGGAGGGGCAGCACACGCCACAAAAGTATGTAGCGGGCAGCGTGTACTGCGCGGAGCGACGCGGTTGCCCGCGTCTTGTGTCGGCTTCACATCTGTGAGGATAGAACCGCTTCCGCAGCTATGCAATGCCCGCTTAAAACAGTGCGTCTTCTACCATTCGCGCGGCGTCCGCTTTGGTTGTTCGTCTGGCTCGGTTGATGTAGACGGCTTCTTCCTTGTATGAAAAGAGGAAGGGCCAAGTTTTGTCAGGGTTTCGACGGTGTTGAAGCGGTGACCGTTCGCACACTGCCTGCGCCTCCAAGCACTGCGCGTGGATACCACTTCCGTCCACGCATTGCATGTCGGACATTTCACAATCCTCCTCTCCATTCAAAGACGCTACGTGCAGCGTCGGGTTTGGTTACTTGCATTCGCCGCCTGTACTTGTTGCAGCGTTCGCTCTCAGTGATCAGCGGTGGCTTGGGCGCGTCCTTCTTTTTACCCAGCGCGTAAACAGCGCGTAGGTACGTGCGTCCGATCCCCTCACGGGTCCATGAGTGGATGTAAACCTGCTTGGCTGCCACCTTCCTGCGCATAGCAGAGAGCACAGAGCCCACGTTCTGGTACGGTACATCGGGGAAGTACGCAGCCACCTCACGCATGGTCAGCGGCCCGCAGGTCTGAAGGACTTCACGCACGGTGGAGTAGCCGAGTTTCACTCCTTACCTCCAAACGCAACTCTCGTCACGCCATACTGCTTGCCCGTGGACTTGGCGTTCTTCTGGTCAGCAAACGCGGTTGCTTCTTTGCGCGTTGCAAACGCAGCGACAGGCCACGGGTGAGTAATAGCGATAGGGCTGAAGCGCCAACCCAAAACAACATACACGGACTTCATTTCTCCCCCTTCAGATACCGCTCCACCGCCCGAGCGAAGTGATGGTGGAACCCACTGTTCTGGTGCCACAGATCAGCGATGACCTCGTCGGTGAGGGTGCGTTCAATGGGTGGGTGTGTGTAAAGAGGCATTAACCCTTCATGCCTAAGTGGTGAATTCGGATAATTTCCTTTATTTCCCCATGCGTAGATGTGCTTGCCGTTACCACGGTCGTTGAGTTCCTCCAACTGATGGTTCCATACCCACACAACAGGGTCACTCATCTTCCACCTCCACAAAGTCTCCGTTAGGACACGGACCATGCCCGACCCACGGGCCGATCCACACTTGGCGCATAGCCTCGGGATGCACAGGATTCATGTGCACGTTCCTTGCGCATTGTTTGCACTGGTCAAGCAGTGGGTTGCTCATGCAGAGGGCGAAGTCTTGGGGTTTGTACTTCATTGATTTCTCCTGAGTGCTGTGGCAAGTTCTCGTATCCACTTCACCTCAAAGTAATCTGACATGCCGCGACACTGATGATCAAGTGCTTTAGCAAGCCGTTCGCGCTCGGCAGCGGCGACAAGGGCAGCGAAGCGTTCAAGCTCAGAGTCCCAGCTTTCATAGGCATACCGAACATCTGGTTCGTCGCAGGCTTCATAAATTGGTGCTAGCCCAGCCTCCCGCGCCATGCGGATCACATCATCCTTCGTCATACTTGCCCCTCCGCTCTGTCTATTGCTGCGCGGGCCGCATTGATGTCGCTTTGCAAGTCCCACTTCTTCTGGAAGTAATCTGTAGCGTAGGTGCCCCAATGCTCAATTGCATCGGTTGCATCTTTCAACGCCTGCAGTAGTTCACACAAAACACCATTGTCAAAATGGTGGCGTTCATGGAGAAGCACATTCTCGGCATGTAAACGCCGCAGTTCGGCCGCTGCCTCGTTGCGCTGGTCAATGGCGGCTTCGTATAGTTTCTGCCAAGTCGATTTCGGCTCCGTCTCCTGCTCCAGCGCGGCCTCAATCTCCTGATTCGCATCAGTCAAGCGTTGAAGTGCTTCTTCTGCCAGCGCGGCGCGGAGGGCGTCGATTGCAGGCCCGATCATCCGCCACGAATCACCGCCTCCTTCTAACGCCTCCAGCGCCTGCTGGGCGGCGGTTCGTAGGTCACTCATGGTTTCGCTCCTTCAGCTTGACCTCGATGGCGCGGGCAATCATGCGTTCGTCCCTTGTCAATTCGCCGCCAGCAAGTGCGACCATCTCCTCTTCCGTCAGCCCTCGCCACTCGCGGCGGGGTGGGTTGGTGTAGAGGGGGCAAGAAAAGCGATCAACATCGCGCTCCGGGGCGTGAGACTCAAGCCAATGGGCGCTGCACACTTCGCCTCTGTTCGGGTCCATCCACGCCACCGGCTCCTGCTCCGGCTGCTCCAGCGCGGCTCGTAGGTTGTCCATCAGGCTGCCGTTGGCAAACCACTTCACCTCGCCACCATCCCTCGCCTCCAGCGCGGCCTCCAACGCCCGCTCCGCATCACAAGGCTGTTCGCAACCAATCTCGCGGCGGTATCCGCGCAGGGACTTCAGCGCCTGCTGGGCGGCGGTTCTCAGATCGCTCATTTCATCCACTCCGGTTTCTTGGGCAGCGGTGCCCAGCCAACGTAACCGCCAATACCGGGTTGGTATTGGCCGTAAACAGCAACGCCACCTGCGGTCAGCAACTGGACTTTGGCCGACAGCGGGCAGGTATGTAACGGCTGCCAGAAGTAAGTCTGATCCACCGCAACGCTCTTGTCGTTGTTTAGTTTGACGGTCATGCTTGCCCCCTTGCGCGGATGGCGGCGGCGCAGTCGGTCACCCACGCGATGTACCCGGTTGGCCCCTCGCCTTCTTCGTCCATTTTCTTCGCTGTGGCGTCACACACCTTCGCACAGGCTTCGCGCTCGGCAGCACGAATTTCATCTTCAAAACGCTGCCAGTGTTCTTTGTTGATTGGCTCGTTCATCACTCGCTCACGCTCGGCAGCGGCGACAATGGCGGCGAAATCGTCAAGCACAGCGGCAAAGCGCAAGACAATGCCGAGTTGGGCGTCGTCCAGCGGATGCCCACCTTCCCGCGCCAGTTTGATGATGTCGTCTCGGGTCATTTCTCCTCCCCCTGCACTTCGTGCTGCATACCCATCATGTGCATAGCTTTACGCACCGCGTCGGTCAGGTCGAGCCAGTCATGCCAGCCCACTACCTGCCCAATTTCCACGCGGGCAACGATGCCGTCCACAGCTTCAACCGTAGCAACAATATGGCCGTGCATCTCTTCGTCATAGATCTCAATCTTGACGGGGTTCACAACGAGTTTCATTTCAGTCTCTCCTTGAGCATGGCGTCGGCCATGTGATACGCGCTTCTCGCCACACTACTTTCGAAACAGTTTTCGCGCATAAGCGCCTGCATCGCCTGCATCGCCTGAGCCGAGTAATCCCGTAGCGAAATACCCGTGTAAACAATCTTTGCTTCTGGAAGCATGACGGGAAACGCGGGGCCACCTGTCATTTGGTATGCCTGCACTGCATCCCATTGCTCTTTCTCTGTCATACATCCTCCTTCAACAGCCCTCTCCAGGGTAGGTCTTGGAACCGGGAAGAAACTTGATTGAGAGACGCACCGCCGACGGTCTTCGCTGCGAAGTTCCACCCGGCACCGTTCCAGTACGAATACTCAAGGTTTCCATAGTGGTCACGTTCGTAGACACCAATCCGCACAGGGTGCACTTCTCCATCGAACCAAGGTGTTTTCAAACGAAGTACCCCACGAGTGCAGCAATCAAACCAATCACAGCGAAGATCACCAAGACACCAAGGGCGAACTTGGCGGTCTCTTCCAACATCATCTGACTGCTGTAGAAGTTGGGTTCTTCCTGACCGAGGTCAGTCGCCGCCTCGGCGGGCATGTTCTTGGGGCAGAGCCTGCCCTGTTTGCACTGTCCATCGCAGCACCAGCGCCGGTACACATCGGGCTCGGTGCCATCGTCGTACTCACGGGTATCGGTTTTCATTGAATCCTCCTTACGGGTTGCGCGAGAAGCCAACGGTCACCCAGGCGCAGGACAG